TGATTCAATTATTACAAACAACGTAATCAAGAACACTGGCGATAGAGCAATTAACCTTGGTGGAGCAGACCGCGCAAGGGTGGCTCAAAACATTATTGACGGATGTACGTATGGAATTATTGCCAACAGCGCATCAAACAATTTACTCATTAGCGGAAATGATGTAAGAAACGCCAGCGTTTTAGGGTATTCCATTTCGGACACGTCAACTGCATACATCGATAACAATAATTTTGGCTATTCTTTGGCATCTCCAACTTTAACCATTGCTTCCGGCTCGGTAACGGCACCAATACGATATGGCGCAACTGTGAGAGTTGACACTGAAGGCGCGGCGGCCACAGATGATTTAGATTCTATTGCTGTTCAAGATGGTGGCCAAGTAGGATTTACTATTGTTTTAAATCCAGTATCAGCCACCCGCATTGTTACAGTAAAAGACGGAACTGGAAATTTAAGACTCGCTGGCGATTTTGCAATGAACTCCACTGACGACAGGCTGATGCTAATTTTTAACGGAACGAATTGGGTTGAATTGAGTAGATCGGATAACTCATGATGGACAAACAGCCGATGCGATGGCCATCAGACTTTCCTAGCAAGCACGATCGTTACCCAACTAAGAAGGAATAAATATGGCTGCTCGTTATTGGGTCGGCGGTTCCGGTACATGGGACACAACGAATACCGCAAACTGGTCAACTACGTCAGGGGGTGTCGGTGGTGCGTCTGTTCCAACTGCTGCCGATAACGCTATTATTAACTCTGCATCGGGTACTGGTACCGTAACAATTGGTGAAAACGTGTTTTGTCTTCAGCTTGACATTCGCACGTATGCGGGCACACTAAATTTCAACAACTTTGCGGTCAATGTCGCAGGTAATAATTTAACTGTTTTGCGATCGGACACAACCCCGACTATTACAGGGAATGCAGTTATCAACCTAACATATTCTGGTTCAACTGGAACTAGAACAATTGGTGTTGGTGCAATGACGGAATCCAATGCAATTTCCGTCAATATCACAGATGGTTCAGACATTATCGGTTGGGCTACATCGTCAATTAGAAATTTCAACACCGTTGGATTTTCCGGCACACTGAATGTCGGAACACGGACTTTTTACGGCGATGTGGTAATTGATTCTACGACCACAGTGGGCGCTGGTGGAACAAACACCAACACATTTGCTAAAACAACCGGTGTGCAGACGGTTACAACAAATGGTAAAACATTCGACTTTCCAATCACTGTCAATGGCGCTGGTGGGACAGTTGAGTTCACCGACGCACTGACGCAAGGTGTAACTCGGGCTTTTACGATCATTAACGGCACGGTCAAGCTCAAGAATGGCGTTACCAGCACGGTCGGCGCGTTTGCTACATCTGGCACCAATCAGAAGTTTTTGCAGTCCACCACGCCCGGATCACAAGCCACGTTGTCACAAGCCAGCGGTACTATCAATGCTAATAATTTAAACATTCAAGACATTAACGCCGCAGGTGGTGCGACGTGGAACGCATACGTTGATCAAGGTAACACCAATGCGGGTAATAATCTTGGATGGACTTTCGGGGCTTCCCCGCAAGCATCGTATGAAATAACATACCGACTTCGATCTTTTAGCACACCAAGGAGATTTTAATGGCAAATAATTTGCTCAAAGTTGTCACAACCTGCTTAGGCTATCAGCAAATTACTAGCCTGAATGCGTCTACTGGTCTTACACTACCGTCAACTGACCCCAACGGGTTAAACTGCACTCCTGCTTTTGCATTGATTATTGCTGAAACGCAAGGCGTTCGCTGGCGTGACGATGGAGTAGCGCCTACTGCGTCCGTCGGTATGCCGCTCGCTACCGGCATTCCCTTGCAATATGATGGCGATTTGAGCAAAATCCGTTTTATTGAACAAGTTGCCGGTGCTAAACTGAATATCAGTTATTATCGGTAATAGTTGAAGCAAACTGTACCGGCCCAGTAGACCGGGGTTCCAGTGGAACATGCGATGAACGATGAAGTCCAAAACCTAGCGGAAGTTGACTCCGCGCTAGCCCCTGCAACGACGGCCGTTGCGGATCAGGCACATGACGCGCCGGAAGTCGCGAATCAAAGTGCCGAGACAGCGGAAGAGAAAAGATTTACTCAAGCTGAACTCGATGCGATGATTGGCAAACGCCTCGCAAGAGAGCAACGCAAGTGGGAACGTGAACAGCAAGCCAAGCAAGCAGAGATGCAAGTGAGGCAATCGGTGCCAGCGGAACTTCCGTCGGCGGATCAGTTTGAGTCTCCCGAGGCTTATGCGGAAGTATTGGCCGTAAAGAAAGCCGAAGAACTGATTGCGCAACGCGAGATTCAAAAGCAACGTGCTCAAGTTGAAGACGCCTACGCTGAACGTGAAGAAGAAGCTCGTAATAAGTATGACGACTTTGAACAAGTCGCTTACAACCCGCAGCTTCGAGTCACTGATGTAATGGCTGAAACAATTAAAGCATCTGATCTTGGACCTGATCTGGCTTATTGGCTAGGCAGCAATCCTAAAGAAGCTGAACGCATTTCGCGCTTGTCGCCACTTTTGCAAGCACGTGAAATTGGGAAGATTGAAGCCAAACTTGGCACCGAGCCTCCCCAGAAGAAAACAACGTCTGCGCCTGAACCAATTCGTCCAGTAAGCGCCCGTGCTGTAAATCCCGGTGTCATTGACACTACCGATCCTCGGTCTATCAAGACCATGAGTGATTCGGAATGGATTGCCGCCGAGCGTCAACGACAAATTGCAAAGATGCAGGCACTCCGCAATCGTTAAATAGGACTCTCAATCATGGCAAATAGCCTTCTTACCATTGACATGATCACACGTAAAGCTCTGGAAATCCTAGAGAATAATCTTGTGATCACCCGCAACGTAAACCGCCAATACGATGACAGCTTTGCTGTTGAAGGCGCGAAAATTGGTTCTACTCTGCGTATTCGCCTGCCCGATCGCGCTCTGGTGACTGACGGTGCTGCTCTGCAAGCCCAAGACGACAACGAACAGTTCACCACTTTGACTGTTGCGTCGCAAAAGCATGTCGGCATCAATTTCACATCTGCCGAACTGACAATGCAGTTGGACGATTTTGCAGAGCGTGTCTTGAAGCCACGTATCAGTCAGTTGGCCTCCACTGTGGACGCTGATGTTGCCAACGCATTTAGGCAAATCGGTAACTCGGTTGGTACTCCTGCTGCTGCTCCTAGCACTGCCTTGGTTTTGCTGCAAGCCCAACAGAAACTGAACGAAAACGCAGCAACTATGTCGCCGCGCTACGCTACCGTGAACCCTGCCGCCAACGCTGCGCTGGTTAACGGCTTGTCTGGTTTCTTCAATCCTCAAGATGTAATCTCCCGCCAGTTTAAAAATGGCATGATGGGTGAGAACGTATTGGGTTACGAAGAAGTTAACATGAGCCAGTCGATCAAGTCCTTTACTGTTGGCTCGCGTACAGCTACCGGTGGAAGCACTTCGGCTGCTGTAACTGCTGAAGGTGCCACCACTATCGCAATTACCGGTGCTGGTGCTGGTGCTACTGTTAAAGCTGGTGACGTGTTCACCGTGGCCGATTGCTTTGCGGCTAACCCGCAAACCCGTGAATCCACAGGCTCGCTGTTCCAGTTTGTTGCTCTGGCTGATGTAACTTTGGGCGGCAGCGGCGAAGGTAACATCACTGTTGCTCCGATCTATTCGGCAGGCAACGCTCTTGCTACCGTGGTAAGCCTGCCGGGTAACAGCAAAGCCGTGATCTTTATTGGTGCTGCTTCTGGTACTTACGCTCAAAATCTCGTGTATCACCGTGACGCTATTGCGTTTGCAACCGCCGACTTGCTTCTGCCGCAAGGTGTGGACATGGCAAGCCGTGCTGTTCACAACGGTATCAGCCTGCGTGTGGTTCGTCAGTACGACATCAACAACGACCGTATGCCATGCCGTGTTGACGTTCTGTACGGTTACAACACGATCCGTCCGCAAATGGCTTGCCGTATCTGGGGCTAATCTGAAACGCTCCCGGGAAACCGGGAGCATTCTGAATTGAATACTGAAAGGAAATTATCATGGCTCTTCCTAATGGTGGTGGTGGTTATCAAGTCGGCGCGGGCAATCCGTCCGAGGCTCAACTGATTGTTCAAGCTGCTCCGACTGATGTGACAGGTGATGTAACTCTAACTGGTGCCCAACTAGCCACTGGTCTGTTTGTTGTTGACACCGGCGCTGATGCTACAGCTACGCTGCCCACGGTTGCTCTGACCGAGGCTGCTGTTCCAAACGCCGAAAAAGCAAATGCCGCTTTTGACTTCTCGGTCTGCAACAAAGACGCCGCTTATCAAGTGACGATTGCTGTGGGCACCGGCTGGACTCTGGTCGGCAATATGGTTGTTCTGGAAAACACATCTGCCACGTTCCGCGCCCGTAAAACCGGTGCTGGTGCTTGGTCGCTGTACCGCATCGCAGGTTAATCTAGCGGTTCTCGAAACGGGGCTTCGGCCCCGTTTTTATATGGAGATTTGAATGAACATTGTTCTTGTGCACCCTATTCATGGTGCCAAAGTCGCAATCAATGAACTGGAAATAGAACAAGATGTCAAAAACGGGTGGACGGAGTACAATCCCGATACGCCAGTCGAACCTTCGACAGTAGCGGCACCTGAGCCGGTTGCTGAAGCGCCCAAGCGCAAGTACACCCGCAAAGTGACCCAACAACCCATCGAACAGCCCAACGAAGTCCCCGATTTTCTGACTTCGGTAAGCGACGAATCCGAAGGAAACTGATATGGCAACGACCGCTGGCGATCAAATTAATCGGGCTTTGCGTATGCTCGGTGTATTAGCCGAAGGGGAAACTCCGTCAGCGGCAACCAGTCAAGACGCTCTTTTAGCGATGAATCAAATGATCGACTCGTGGAACACCGAGCGATTGTCTGTTTACGCTACTCAAGATCAAGTATTTAGTTGGCCCGCAGGCGAGATTCGTCGCACCCTTGGCCCCACTGGTGACTTTGTGGGCAACCGCCCCGTGTTGCTTGATGATGCCACGTACTACCGCGCCCCCAGTGGTGTGTCGTACGGCATTAAATTTATCAACCAAGACCAGTACAACGGCATCGCGGTTAAAACAGCAACGTCTACTTTCCCGCAAGTCATTTTTGTTAATGAGACATTTCCCGATGTCGAGATGTTCATTTACCCCAAGCCTACACAGGTCTTGGAGTGGCATTTCATTTCAGTGCAAGAATTGACGCAGCCTGCTACGTTATCAACTGAATTGCATTTTCCACCCGGGTACATGCGGGCTTTTGCTTATAACTTAGCAATGGAGATTGCGCCCGAGTTTGGTGTTGAACCTTCGCCACAAGTGCGGCGTATTGCTATGACAAGTAAGCGCAATCTCAAACGCATCAATAATCCCAACGACGTAATGAGTTTACCGTACGGCGTTGTGGCAAATAAACAACGATTTAACATCTACGCCGGAAACTTCTGATGAAGACTCCGATTCTCGGTTCCGCATACGTGGCTCGCAGCGTCAACGCTGCCGATGCCCGCATGATCAATTTGTTTCCTGAACTTGTTCCCGAGGGTGGTAAAGAACCTGCGTTTTTAAATCGTGCGCCCGGTCTTAAGTTGAAGATATCTGTAGGATCTGGACCAATTCGCGGAATGTGGGTGTTTGGTGGCAACTTGTACGTGGTTAGCCGCAACAAGCTGTACAAAGTAGACTCTAGTTACGCTGTCACGGAATTGGGTACTGTATCAGGCACCAGCGGACCCGTAAGCATGGTTGACAACGGCATTCAATTATTCATTGCCTGCAATGGTCCGTCCTACATCTACAATTCGCAAACCAACGTGTTTGCTCAAATCACAGATGGTGACTTTCCCGGTGCCGTTACAGTAGCGTATCTTGATGGATATTTCGTATTCAACGAGCCAAATAGTCAAAAAATTTGGGTAACTGAATTGCTGAATGGTACGAGTATAGATCCGTTGGATTTTGCCTCAGCCGAAGGATCGCCCGACGGTGTAGTTGGCATTATTGCAGACCATCGAGAAGTTTGGGTTTTTGGTACCAATTCCGTTGAGGTGTGGTACAACAGCGGTAATGCTGATTTTCCTCTTTCTCGCATTCAGGGCGCTTTCAATGAGATAGGTTGCGCCGCTCCGTACTCAATTGCCAAAATGGACAATGGTCTTTTTTGGTTGGGTAAAGACGCTCGGGGTCAAGGAATTGTTTATCGGGCTAATGGCTATACCGGTCAACGCATTTCAACTCATGCCGTTGAATGGCAAATTCAGCAGTATGAAGACATGTCGGACGCAATTGGGTACACGTATCAACAAGACGGCCACAGTTTTTACGTACTGATATTTCCCCAAGCTGACACGACTTGGGTGTATGACGTGGCGACGCAGGCATGGCATGAGCGAGCCGGATTTGACAATGGTGACTTTACTCGTCATCGTAGTAACTGTCAGGCATTCTTTCAAGGCGATGTATTAGTCGGGGACTACGAAAACGCAAATGTGTATTCGTTTGATCTAAGCGATTTCTCGGACAACGGTAGTGTTCAAAAATGGTTACGATCATGGAGAGCATTGCCCACAAGTCAGAATAATCTTAAACGTAGCGCGCAACACAGTCTTCAACTTGATTTAGAGACCGGCGTTGGTCTAAATCTTGGTCAAGGTAGCGATCCGCAAGTCATGCTTCGTTGGAGTGACGACGGTGGGCACACATGGTCCAATGAGCATTGGATTGGTATTGGCAAGATTGGCGAATTCTATCGTCGTGCTATCTGGCGACGTTTAGGCATGACCATGAAAATTCGTGACAGGGTGTACGAAGTAAGTGGTACGGACCCGGTGAAAATTGCAATCATTGGCGCGGAATTAAATGTGAGTCCGACAAATGCCTAATCCGTTAAATGTTCCAATTACGCCTCCCCGAGTTGCGTTCATTGATCCGCGTACAGGGAATGTGTCGCGCGAGTGGTACATGTTCTTTTTGTCGTTGTTCCAGACCCAAGGCGGTAGCAGCATATCGCTTGACGATGTACAAAAAGGACCGCCGACCTTAACAATTGACGATGTGTTAAAGAGTCAGTGTTGTGATGATGAAAAACTGACACCTTTGCAAAACGATTCGTTATCTGAAATTGCCGAATTACAGAAGCAGATTGAAGGATTAACTCAACAACCAACTGATGTTTTAAATCAAATTGCGGAATTGCAGAAGCAGATTGAAGGATTAACTCAACAACCAGCTGATGTTTTAAATCAAATTGCGGAATTGCAGAAGCAACTTGACGCTTTTGCGGTTCAGCCTATTTTTACACCACAAGTACCGCATTTTATTTACGGCTCGTTTTATAGTACCGCTAATCAGCCAGATGGTTCTACGACTACAGCATACCCGTTGTTGTATGACACCACGCAATTCAGTAACGGTGTAACACTGGAAAATCGCACAGCGGTATTTACGGCGTCAATTGCCACAACTGTCATGACTGTGACAGCTATTACATCTGGACCAATTTACCCGGGAATGGTAATTACAGGTACGGGTGTTACGGCAGGAACTCGAATTGTTTCGCAGCTTACTGGCACAGACGGCAGCACGGGTACTTATGAAATCAGCGTGTCGCAAACGGTTGCATCAACTACCATCACTGGCACATGCTCTTCTAAAATTAGGTGTGAAACAGTCGGCACGTACAATGTGCAATTCAGTGTTCAAATGGTTAACACGGATTCTAATGTTCACGATATTGATATTTGGATGCGCAAGAATGGAACTGACGTGCCTGACAGCAACAGTCAATTCTCAATACCAAGTAGACATGGTTCGATAGACGGTCACTTAATCGGCGCGTTAAATTTGTTTATTGACTTGGCGGAAAATGAGTATGTCGAACTAATGTGGGCGACAACAGACGCCTCGACTACAATTCAGTATATCGGGGCGCAAACAAGCCCTGTTCGACCCGTTACACCATCCGTAATATTAACCGTGTCGATGGTTTCTGTTCCGACAATTCAAGGAGTTCAATAAATGACTGTTCTCGTTAAAAACCTTGTTCCCGGCAAGACCGTTGAAAATGTGCAGACTACTCAATACACGGCGACCAATGTAACGACCATTATTGATAAGTTTACGGCAACCAACTACAGCGCTACCGCTGCAACGATTTCGGTAAACCTTGTCACGACTGCCGGGTCCGCTGGTGACATCAACTTGATCACTAAGACCAAAACACTTCAGCCGTCCGAGGTCTACACATTTCCTGAACTAGTGGGGCAAGTTTTGAACCCCGGTGACTTTATTAGTACAATTGCCGGAACCGCTAGTGCTATCAACATGCGCGTCAGTGGTCGTGAGGTGACTCAGTGATTGTACGCAAAGCCGCCGAATCTGATTTGCCAAACTATCTTGTATTGGCAAAAGCGTTTCACGCGGCATCGCCAATGCACGGCTTAATTGAGTTTGACATTCCCGGGTATTCGCAATTTTATTTGGCGTCATTGCAAAACGACAGCGTGGGTATTTGGTTGGCTGAAATTGACGGCAAGATTGTAGGCATTTGTGCGGCAATAGCGTATCCGTTGTATTTCAATCCATCGGCTCTTGTTGTTCAAGAACTATGGTGGTGGTTGAATCCTGCGTCTCGTGGTAGCGGTGCTGGTAAAGAAATGTTCAAGCAAATTGAACAATGGTCAAAAGAAAAAAACGCCACAGCATTGTTCATGATTGCGTTAGAAGATGAGCGATCAAAAAAGATGGAAAATCTTTATACCCGCGCAGGTTTTAAACCAATGGAGCGTACATTTATTAAAGAGGTCAATTCATGGCAATAGGAACCGGAACCGCAATTTTGGCAGGTGCCGTCGGAGCGGCAGCGCTTGGCTCTAGTGCATCCAAAAAAGCGGCATCAACTCAAGCAGGTGCTGCGGATCGTGCGTCCGCTTTGCAAATGGAACAGTTCGAGCGGCAAGTCGAGTTGCAAGAACCGTGGCGCAAAGCCGGTGAACAAGCTCTTAATAAGTTAATTCCGTTGACTGACTATCAGCAATTTGGGATGCAGCAATTTCAACAAGACCCGGGTTATGGTTTTCGCATGTCCGAGGGGATGAAAGCACTAGAACGATCGGCTGCTGCCCGAGGGGGTCTGATGTCTGGTGCTGCAATGAAAGGTATTCAACGATTCGGTCAAGACCTTGCATCTCAAGAATACCAAAATGCTTTCAATCGGTATCAGGCTGAACGTCAAGCTCGATTAGGACCATTGCAGTCTCTCGCCGGGATTGGTCAAACCACAGCCCAACAACTCGGTCAAGCCGGTATGCAAATGGCGTCCAATGTGGGCGACACTCAAATGAGCAGCGCTGCTGCTCGCGCTTCGGGATACGTAGGAGGCGCTAACGCACTTACTCAAGGCTTGGGTACTTATCTGAATTACCAACAAGGTCAGAACATGCTGAACGCGATGCAGCAGAATCCGACATTTAATGTTGGTCAAGGTGCAGACGGGTACAATTACACCTACCGAAACCCGTCAGAAGTTGGCCCGTTCCAGTCTTAGGAAATTAATATGCCTATCAATCCCGCAATTGCTCTTGGTGTTAAAGGCATTGAACTTCAAGACCCGTTGACTCAGTATGGCCGTGTGGCTGCAATTCAACAAGCCCGACAGCAAAATGCTTTGGCTCAAATGCAAATGCAGCAAGCCGAGCGTGAAATTGAAGAACGTAATCGGTTGCGTGAATTTATACCCGGCATGACCGCCCAAAATCGCAATCAATTGCTTGGTTACGGTGCTGCTGGTCGTCAAGTCTATGAATCATTACTAAAGGGTGAAAAGGAATCCCGCGAGGGTGAAAAAGCGGCATCTGATGTTGCGGCTGCTCGAATGAAACAATCCCGTGATTTGCTGCCTTCCGTAAACTCACCCGAGTCGTATGCAAATTGGCGCAATTATACTTTGCAAAATCTGCCGGGATTGGTGAATGTAATTCCTGAACAGTATTCGCCCGAAGTCGCACGTAATTTAATGCTAGAGGCCGACAAGGCCTTAGAGCAACATTTCGTTAGTCAAAACCTTGGAGGCGCGACACGAGTAGTCGCTATGCCAAAATTCGGGCAAGGTCCCGCTCGTACGGTAGAAGGTACAGAAGCCCGCATGACAATGGCTCCCGGTGAAGCCGAGCGCATTCGGAACGAAGGGTTACGAATTGGACTTGAGGGTCGTCGTGTTGCTGTGATGGAAGAAAACGCCCGTCGGGATGCTGATCCTGTATTTCAGCAGCGCATGGGTGCAGCCCGGGCCACAGGTGAAGCAATGGCGAAGGGTGATGTGCAGGCTATGCAGGCATTGCCGAAGGTGATCAGTCGTGCTGAAGAAGGCATTCGCTTAATTGATGAATTGATAGGTAAACGCGATTCTAAGGGTCGTTTGATTGAAGGCTCCAAGCCTCACCCCGGCTTTGAGAATACCGTGGGCGCTACTTGGATTCCGGGTGCTCGACTTGTCCCGGGTACGGACGCTGCGGGCTTTATGGCTCGTTTTGATCAAATCAAAGGTGCTTCGTTCCTTGAAGCATTTGAAGCCCTCAAGGGTGGTGGCGCTATTACCGAAAAAGAAGGCGGTAAAGGTACAGACGCCATTAACCGAATGTCGATAGCGACGGACGAAAAAGAATTTATCCGCGCCGCAATGGACCTGCAAGATGTAGTTCGCAAAGGTGTTGAAAACGCACAGAAACGCGCTGCCCGAGCCGGTAGTGCAGCACCTGCCGCTCCGACATCGGGTGGTGTAATTGACTTCGGGAGCCTGAGATAATGGATGTTCGTTTACCCGATGGCACAATCATCAAAGGAGTGCCCGATGGTATGAGCAAGGCCGATTTGACGGCCAAGCTGCAAGCCAATGGGTATGACGTAAGCAAACTTACAGCACCCTCAGTACCGCAACTACCCGAATCCTTGCGTCCGCGTATTGCCGCCCCTGAAGGCATTCCGGCAGCTCGGCAAGAAGCTGATTTGTATTCTAAAGTACGCCCATATGTTGCTCCGGTTGTTGAGGCATTGGGTGCTGGTGGTGGCGCATTGCTTGGTGGTGCTGCTGGCGGCATATCGGGCAGCGTCATTCCGTTTGCAGGAACCGCTGCCGGTGCGGCAACAGGTGGTGTTATTGGTGCCGGTCTTGGCTATGGTGCAGCTAAAGAGGCTCTTGAGTTGGCCGATGTGTATTTTGGAGGCAAGTCTCCACGCCAAGGCGCTGCTCAAATTACTGAACCGGTACGTAACGTGCTTGAAGGTACCACCTTTGAAGCCGGTGGCCGTGTCGCTGGCCCGCTGATCGCCAAAGGTGTCGGCAAGCTGGCCGATTTGCGCCAAATTCCCAAGAACAAAGCTGCTGACATCGCCCGAAATGCTCTTGGCCCGGATCTACCCGAAGCACTCAATGCACTCAAGGCGTCGCAAGGTAAGGGTGTCAGTGCTGCACAGGCCACTGCCGACATCAATAGCCCAACATGGCAGGCTCTAATTGACCGAGCCACGGCCCGCGACCCGCGATTCCTGTCGGCGTTAGAAAAATCCCAAGGTGATGTTTCTCTAAATGCTTTGTCTAAATTGGCAGGTGGTACTACTGCTGCCGAAGCCCGAGGCACTACGGAAGCCGCAAAAGAAGCCGCCCGCACTATCACTAGCCCGATGCGTGAAGCTGCGCTTGACCGCGCAAATCTGGGCAAAGAAGTCGCTCGTTTAGAAGGGTTATCAGCAGAACTCGGTGAACAGGCAGCTACGAAGGTGCAAGAAGTTCGCCGTCTTATGGAACTGGGTGATCTAGCGAAGGCCAGTGCTCGCTTAAATCTAATCAAACGTGGTTTGCCGGTTGGTCTGACTAAATACACTTATAGCGCAGAATTGGCCGAAAAAGCATTCAATGAGTGGTCAAATAAAGCAGCGCAAGCATCGCTTGATTTAGGTCAAGGTGCTCGATTTGCCGATCAAGCCGCTGGTGCTTTGCGGGCACAAGGCATTAAGCCTCTTGAAGGTGAGCCGTTGGTGCGCAGTCTTAGAACTGTAGCAAATAACCCCGAGTTTGCGGGTAACGACGTGCTGCTAGGTTCCTTGCGCAACGTCAGTGACGATATTGCTAAATGGACGAGCAGCGGTGGAATTATTGACGCTCGTGCTCTTGACGCAATTCGTAAAAACTCCGTGAACGCTGCGATTCAGCAACTTCGTCCGGGCATGGATGCCACCAGTCAACGAAATCTTGCCGCTGGTGTTCTAAGTCGTGTCAAGCCCGCAATCGACGATGCGATTGAAACAGCAGGTGGCGCAGGATACCGTGAATACCTCAAGGAACACGCAAAACTGTCCCAAAAAATTGCCGAAAAACAATTGACCGGTGAGGCATTGCAGTTGTGGAAAACCGACAAGAATGCGTTTGTGCGCCTCGTGCAGAACGAGTCTCCCGAAGCCGTGGAAAAGATTCTTGGTCCGGGTAAGTACAACATCGCTGTAGAGTTAGCCGAAGACACATTAAGTACCCTACAGTCCGAAGCAAGCAAGGTAATCCGCAATGCTGATATTAAATCTCAAGTTGAGGGTGGTCAAACAGCACTTAAAGAACTACTGCTCCAAAGTATGAGCAAGTTTCGTCTACCTTCCTATTTGAGCGCTGTGACCGCAACGACTAATAAGGCGTTGAACATTTTGGAAAACAAAATCGGTCAGAAAACAATGGTAACACTTACTGAGGCGCTTAAAACACCCAGTGGGGCGGCAAATCTGTTAGAGTCATTACCTGCGGCTGAACGCAATCGCGTTTTGCAAATTATTGCTGACCCAACAAAATGGAGCGCGCCATCCCGAGCGACAGTAACAGGCGGTACCGCTGCTGCTGTCAATATGCTGGCCCCTGAACAAAATGTTGAGAATGAATTCATTAGGTGAGAAAGACAGAATGGAGTCCCATAGCGCTGAAATTAATCTCGTTGAATACGGGGTTTTATGGCAAAAGGTGCATGACATGAATAGAAAAGTAGACAAGATGGAGCGTCAACTTGAGCAACTTTTGGAACTTGCCAATAAATCAAAAGGAGGGCTTTGGTTCGGTATGAGTGTCATTTCGTGTTTTTCCGCCGTTCTTGGGTTTGTTCTCAGCAACTGGAAAATTTACTGATCATGCACGAACTGAGTCAACGCTGCGATCTGCGACTGAAAGGTGTTCATCCTCATTTAGTTAATGTAGTCAGGCGCGCTATTCAAATTACAACAGTTAATTTTCGAGTGCTCGAAGGAGTGCGATCACTAGAACGTCAAAAAGCACTAATGGCGATTGGTGCTAGTCAGACGTTAAATTCGCGCCATATCCCCGGACCCGATCGTCTAGCTAAAGCTGTTGACCTTGGGGCTTACGTAGGCGACGAAGTTCGGTGGGATTGGCCGCTGTATTACAAAATTGCCGCAGCAATGAAAGAAGCGGCGAATGAGATTGGTGTTCCGATTGAATGGGGCGGCGATTGGAAAATTTTTCGAGATGGTCCGCATTTTCAATTACCGCGTAAAGAATATCCATGATGGACCCGTTGACCATACTCGCTGCATTGGGACCGCTGGCTGTAGATTTGGGAAAATCTTTAATCGGTCGGTTTATTCAGACGGACACTTACAAGCCGGTCAACGTAGACGAGTATGTCAAAATGCGGCAGCTTGATTTAGACATGTTCAAAACAATGAACGATGCCGGAGGAACTAACCCGTCATACCCGTGGGTTGAAGCTGCCGTGCGTCTTATGCGTCCTGTTGTCGCCATGACGGTATTGGGTACATGGGCTGCGTTAAAATTGAACGGTCAACCTAGTGACGCGGTTGATAATTTTGCGGCTGCGGTTGGGTTCTATTTGTTTGGCGACCGTACACTGTTTTACGCACGCAAGGGTAAATAAAACACACCCTAGTTCAATATCTCCGGCACGGATGGCAATTTCATCGTGTTTCTATCATGAGTAATTTTGCGATGGGCGATCGTTAACGCTTTTTCAATGTCGCGTATTGTCACAATGTTCATTTGTGCATCGTGCAATTCTATAAGTGAATTAAGCATGTGAATCTCTGGACCGGTGGGTGTAAAACGACCGTGTTTCACGGCTCGCTGTACAATGCTAAAAATAGCAAAACGCCCATCTGTGCAGATGTTGTGATGTTCTTTACCGAATCCCATTTCATGCAGCACTTCAGTCATGTTTGACATATTGACCAACGTGTCAATGTTGGCTTTTGTCGCTTTCCCGCTTATCAATGAACACATTGCCTCACTGTTTTTTATTTTGAGGTCTACAAGATAGCTTTCATAGTGAGCTACCGGAATCATTGATTCAATGACATACCCGAGTGGATTTGCTAACACTCGCTTTGGTCGATATTTACTACGCTTGCGCATGACCATCTCCGGCTGACAAGTGGATTAACTCAATAGATTTTTGTTTTTGTCGCCACCTAGCATGTCGTTCCGCACCTGTTAGCTTTTTCGGCTTGGCGTCTTTTCCGCGTCCGATTTTAAAAATTTTTAACGTGGTGTTGCCTCTTTTGTCTTTCGCCCATCCACAAATATGCGCCGCCTCTGCGCGATGCAGTTCTCGGCAATAGTGCAGGACTGTTGAGTAATATAGGCCAGTAATATCACACAGCTCAGCGCATGTATAAACGCCATCGAGCATCGCTTCGATTAACTTTGCCTGCGTAATGGCGTTTATTTTTATGATGCGCCGCCCTTTGTTTTTAGGTGGTGGCGTCATGATTACAACTCCGTCGCATTGTGCAAATACGATGTGAGACGTTTAATCTTTACATCATAGTAATTACACATAGAAGTCGCATATTCACGACCGCTCTGTGCTTCTAACAATTTGCGTCTTGCGTCTTCTAATTCTCGCAAGGCAATCGTTTCGGCACTTGGGGACAAATATGCATTTTTTAGCCAGTTGTATAAATTACGAATCATTACAGTTACTCCTTTAAATTCAGTGTGACACAACTGTATCACACTTCTTTAATAAATACACCTTCTTTTGTCAGATGACCTTTACGGTCTTTAATCTCACCATATGCGTCCTTTAAGCAAGACACTAAATTAACATCCAGCACAGCGCATACCATGATCAACGTGACCACAATGTCACCAATAGCGTCTTTCACTTCGCTAAGATTCTTTTTGTTGATTGCGTCCAGTAATTCAGTGGTTTCCTCAAGTGTCTTAATAGCTTGTGACATTGCGGTAGCGTTCTGCACAATGCCACGGGCTTCTCCCCACTGTACTATTTTCATTTCAATTTCCGCGTAACTCATTTCAAACTCCTTTAGATTGACGATATTGTTTGACTGCATTGCGCAGTCCTGCTTGAGTTGTAGCTTTCTCATCGAGTGCCATCGCTTGTGCCTGATCTAGTGTGTTCTGCATCAGAATGCGATGACAAATTACGGGTGCCCCTTGCCCTTGTCGGCGCACTCGGGCATTGAACTGCTCGTACAAGTCCAGCGACCAGTTGAGTCCATACCACACAAGGATGTGACCGTTCTTCTGCAAGCCGTCGATGCCGTGACCCATGCTTGCAGGGTGGCCGATCATCAGCGAACAGTCGCCCGTCTTCCATCGGTGCATCGCGTTAGTTAAAGACGATTCACTCTTACATTCGGTTAGGTTAATCGGGCGCAGCGCTTTAAACCGTTCCATGATGCGCTCGGCGTCACTGCGGTAAGCGTAGGCGCACAGGATCGGTGAGCCTTGGGCCTCGTCGATAATGTCCTCCAGCGCGTTCAGCTTCATGTCATGCACTGGTTCCCACAACGGCATTCCGGCAATCGGGTACATTGCGCCATTGGAGAACTGAAGACATTTATTAGTCAAGGCCGCTTGGTTGAAGGCTTCGACCTCCTTACCACTATCAAGCACGAGGAAGAATTCTTTCTCCAGCCTATCGTATTTAGCCCGCAGATCATCGGGCATTTCGATCTCTACGTTATTCACAATTAAATCAGGCAACGGATTATAGTCCTCGGCACTCATCTCCAAAGTGATGTCACCAATCAGCTTTTTAATAGTGTCCTCGGTGTCCTCGTACGGCACTTCCTTGTAAGGTCCGACCTTTTTGTAAAACCGGGTCTTGAATTGCGTCTTGCTGGTGCCCAATCGCTCACCCTTGTCCACCACAAGAAACTGACCGTGCAGGTCTTTGTAGCCGTTGCTGGCAGGGGTGCCGGTCAATCCCGTGGCCCAATCGAACTGATCAGCGATTTTGCGAAACGCCTTTACCCGGTTTGTGGCACTGTTTTTCATCTTGCTGATCTCGTCCCAGATGATTCCGTTGAAAGGCATCGGCTTGCCCTTCTTCACAAAGTACGTCTGCAAGGTTTCAGCAAGCCACCCAAGGTTCTCGTAGTTGATCATGTACACGTCAGCGGGGCGCAGCAAAGCGCGGGTGCGCTGGTCCTTGGTGCCCGCCACCATACTGAACCGCAGGTGCTTGGTGTGCTCCCACTTCGCAGCCTCCTGCCGCCACACCAGCCGAATGACCCGAATGGGAGCCACAATAATCACACCGCGAAGGAAGCCGGTCTTGATCAAATGCGCGAGGCTGGTCAGTGTGATCACGGTCTTACCTAGACCCATGTCCAGCCACAGCATCGAGTGATGGTGCGTGGACTGGAAGTTAACCGCCTTTTTTTGGTAGTCGTGGAGTAAGTCAGGTGTCAGCATCCCATCACCATCATATCTACCATCGCCTTACCGTCTTCTACGTTGTCCACCACGAAAACCGACACTTTGCACTGACGCAACCTATGATGCTCGCGCTCCTGCGCTTCAGTGGGCTTTTGACCCCCGCGCTTGAACTCGCAAAACCACATACGACCATCGGGCCGGATGAACAAACGATCAGGGACCGCAGCACGAGCGGGACTGGTGAACTTGTAAACTAGTACGTTTTTGGTCTTAGCATAATCGCAGACCTTGGCTTCGATTTGTTTTTCAAGCATCACGAAATCCGGTATCAAGTTGATGTTTAAGATCATCATCGCGCTCTTGCAACACTTCGGCTAACTTTTGCATGTAATGCGCACCTTTGCGGATCTCTTGAACGTTTTCGTCTTTAGTTCCCATGCGCATTAGATACTTAAGCGCACCGCCACGATAAAACCCAATACGTTGCTCAATGGACCATGTGTCAACTACATCCCAAGGTTCAACTCCCATGTTCTTGTAATGGTCACCGCCGATTTGAATGTCCCGTGCTTTCATGCTAACCCCAAACAAAGTTTTTCGATTTCGCGAACGTAGTAATCAAAATCTACAGGTAACTTGCCCGCGTCTTTAATGTCATTACATGGCTGAACATTCCACCCACTCTCGACACCAATTTTTCGCCACTCGGTTTTACCTTTCAAGGGTGGCATGTACTTGAACAGGCGTCCGCCGTTTTCAGCGATGTAATATCTCGTGATGTTCTGCAACTGCTGCGGGGCTTGCCCGTCCCATTCGATTGCCAGATAACTAGATCGCGGCACCTTGGTGCGCAGCATGAAGTCCATGATGTCGGGCCACTGCTGCACGGTCTGCCGAATGGGCGCCCCCTCGACTAATACCTTTTCGGCAACCTTGGGAATCACAAGACCGCCTGCGTTTTGATGCCATCCGACCTTCCACTCGTAGGCGCCTTTGCGCTTGGTGCTGCCATCCTCAAACACGCCGATGTAATTGTTGACATCGCGGATCATCATGGACTTGTAAATGGCTTCCTCAAGGTTCAGACCGGTGCGCTCTTGCCATGCCATGCGGACCAGATCGACCATCATCTTCATGTTACGCGGCACTCGCACGGTCAGGCCGTCCGTGTTCACTTGGATCAAGCGCAGCCCGGGGATCGTCATTAACCCTTCAGCCAACAAACATAGCAGCAGTTGACCGTTAAGCGTAATGCTCATGGTGAACAGCGGGTCATAGAAGATCGAGAACTGGTTATTGCTGTCG